AGCTGCTGAACCTGCATGCCAGCCATGCCAGCATTTCTGCCCATGCTGCCCATGCCCTTGCCCATCGTCTTTGCCGAATGAACAACGCTGGTTGCGCCAACTTTGGCATTTTGCGCCATCTGCGCAAATTCAGAGTTTACTTTTTTGAGCGCACCGGAAAGATCATCCTGTGCCGTAAATCGAAACTTAATATCCTCAGCGCTCGCCATCTTTTGTCCTCTGATTTAGGTACGCGATCCAGCCATTAAACTCCTCAACAGTGATTTGCTCAATCTCTGCGACAGTCTTATGCAGCATCTCAGCCAGAGTATATTTGGCGTGAAGCTCTGGATCGCTGGTTAGTTTCCCGACATATCCTCAACTGATGGAGTTGCTGATATTTCGTTTGCGATGCGCATGATGATTGCCGGATCGACTTTGTTCATCAGTGTTGGCTTGTCAGACAGGTCAAATACCTTTGATCCGTCCTCATTCAACGCCTTCATGATGACAAGCCGAACAACAAACTCCATGTCATCCTCTTTTGCGAATTTCGCCAGCTTCTTGCGCTCCTCTAGGGTAAATGGCTCAGCCAGCAAAACAGTTGGATTTCCGCTCTCATCACTCCACTCTGGAACAATGATTTTGCGAGTTTCTTGTTGGTCAAAATGCGCTTTTGCGCGATCTAAAATACTCATGACTCCCCCTGCAAAGTCTGCCCTGAAATAAAGAGGCTGTCAGGCGGCTCAGGGAAGCCGCTTTTCAGTAGGCTCGACTCTACCTAGACAGCCGCACCTGTTAAGCGACAGTTGTAGTTGTCACTGCACCATTAGCTTGGAATGAAAAACTTGCTTCAACCATGCCGTCAAAAGATGCAGATGCACCTTCCTCTGTAATGATTGCACTCATGCTGTAATAAGTGTCACCAGTATCAGCGCCCTCTGGGTACAAATTCAAAGTCACCTCAGCGCCAGCAGTCATTGCGCCTTGTCCTGTGGCATCTGTTTCATCCCAGTAACACGAAACTGAGCCAGAAGCCGATGTAAGGCTTGGCAAGTAAGTGCGAGCTGTGTCACTCATGGTTGTATCTTCAATCGTGTCAGCAGTAATGGTCAACGACCAATCTCTAACTTCTGCAACAGTATTTGAGCCAACTTTAACGTAGCCTTCACTGCCTTTATGATTCGCCATCTTCTTGCTCCTCTAAGTTTTCAATGACATTTTCTAAAGCCTCAGTTTGTGAAGGCTCTGCTTTATTCCACCCCTTGCGAGTCATATCATCAACTCGCGCAGGATGAACCTTAATATCAAATTCCGCATCAGGATGCGACATATTCACCATTCTCATACGGCTCCCCTTGTATAAAAGTATTCGACCGCAATAGTCATTACTATTCCGCCAATTGGATCAATTGAACCATCGTCAACATCAACTGAGGTGACTTGTGTATCAACCGCAAATCCGCCTCTTGTACGATCCACATCAAGCGCTTCCTCAATTGCCTCGATAAGCTGATTTCTTGCTGTATCAACGCTCTTTGCTGGCGATTTGACGTATCCGACAATGTCGTAAGTGATTGTACCCATTCTGCGGATAGCAGCATCCCCGATAGTTGAGTCGCCACGAATCTCGCCTGTTGTTTGCACTAATATCGCTGGATATTGCGCATTTGACAGCTTGGTAAAGTCAAATTGCTGTCGAGTAACAAATGGAGCGTTGCCGTATTCGCCAATGTCGATCAGCGCCTCAACAATGCTTTCAGCAATGCTCTCTCGAATGCTCATTTCGCACCAGCCATCGCAATACGCGCTTTCTTTTTATCGATTATTGATTTGTATGTCATATGAAAGCGCTTGACTAACTTGTCGCGCTCACTGGTATTAAACCCAAAGAATGGGCGTGTCATATTGTTGCGAATTGCCTTCTTTGCTGATGTTGGAGATCGGAAATAAATCTCTGATGCCATCTTCCCAGCTTGGCGAAAGTGCATATCTCGGAGCATATCGCCTGAAAGCTCAAGATTTGGAATGATTTTGGTGTGCTTAGCTACCTCACGCTTCCATTTTGCATATGCTGGATGATAATTCTTAAATGATCCTTTGTATCCCTTGCCGACAGCTGTTCGCTTCAAGATGATGTCAACGCCGCGAGCCGCAACTGTGGTCAGCGCTTTGACAATATCTTTTGGATCGGCGATCTCTTTGACGTAATCCTGAGCCGCCTTGATCTGCGAAGTCGGGATATTGATGTTCATCTATTCAAACGACCATCAATAAAGGTTGATTTTTCAGAGTCGCTAACTGTGCCATCGTCATCCGCGTCATATTCAACGCCATCCTCAAACACTGATTGCATCTCTTGCAAATACATTTCTTTATAAAACGACATCATCTGCATGAATCTGTCGCCCTCAACCCAGTTTGTGAGCTGTGGCAGGATGTATTTACTTAAAACTAGATAGGCAGATGCCCGTTTCCATTGAGAATCCGTCAATAAATCGCTGTTCATCTCACCAGATCGATTGGTGCGAACCCACCATTTAGCCCGAATCTCGCGCAAAATATCCGCCTCAGCATAAGCATGCTCGGCAAAAAATGACGGGATACCCATGTCAAGGATGTCGGGAACAATATCTGTCAGATCGGAATCAGTCGAAAATGCCATTGCTGCACCTCAAGGAAAACCGCCCCCGAAGGGGCGGATCGCATTATTACAATGCTGAGTCGAAGGTCATGCTTACGCCATAAGAATCTTCTAACTCGCCAACGCCGTAAACAGCGGTTGCGTTTAATTCCCATGCGCGTAGTGACGCATCACGCTGAGTTTCTAAGTTGAAATCGCGCTTCATTGCCAAAGCCAAAGCTTGGGTTGAGAAGATCGCGCCAACTGAATCGTCATCAGCATCAATGGTGATATTGCTTGATTCGTACAAGTCAATGCCGCCAATGGTAGCCACATAACCATCACGCATCGCTGCATTTTGCAGATCGCCAGCGTTAGGATTAACGAAAGAGTTGGTCAAATTAGCTTTCAGCTGATAAGCAGCATATGGGTGCAAAACGCCGACATAGCGACCTTGTGCTTTGTTAGCACGAAGGGTTGCAGCTGCTTTCATGATGTCAGCAACAGTGATCTCTTGCGCCGCAGTACCCAAACCAGTTGAGAAGCCGCTGAACAAGCCGATCAAGTCTTTGTCCATCTTAGTTGCGATTGAGTTACCCAAAACAGCACCCAATTCAGCAGCTGGGTTGCCAGCGCCAAATGCAGCCATATCAGTCAATACAACCTGTGCGCCAACCTCAGCAACGTCAATTGAAATGCTTGAAGTTGATACAGCAGTTGATGACATATCTGTGCCTTCTGTTAAGTCAGCAGCAGCAACTGTTGGATATTTAGGGATTTGGATGGTTTTACCAGCTTGAGCCTCGATGCCGTAAACAGTCACAAGGTTGCGCATTAATGACGCTTCCTCAGCTGTTAGCATTGCTTCGCCGATGATATTGACGAACAGATCGTCAAGAGTTGAAGTAGTTGTTGCAGCCATTGGTTATCTCCTTACGTTGCAAACAATAAAAAATATTTACCGCTTGCCTCTATTTGCGGCAAACGCTTCTCGCCCCCCGTTTGACCAGTTGGCAATCATGTCAGCCGCATCTTTGTAAGGCTTATGCGTAGAGCCGCCAGCCGCTCCCTGTGAGCCTGAGCCGCCTGAGGTAGCTCTGACAAAATGAGGATTGGCAGTAAGGAATTCCGATACCAAGTCATCGACTGTCATCAGATTTCCATTGTCAGTATAGCGAACATTTCCAGAGTCATCCAATACTTCAACGCCATCACCCGAAAGCTTGATATTTGGCTTGAGTAGCTTCGCAACTTGGTTGTTGTTCACTGCATTGTATTTGTTCGCTGCGCTGGATAATGCGCCATCAACTTGCAATGACTCCAGCTGAGTTTTGTATTGATCTCGCTCAGATGACAGAGTTTGCTTGGTTTTCTCAAGAATCTCCTCGAATCTGCCCTCTGCGCGTTGCCGCTCAAGTTCAGCAGCTTCCTTTTGTGCCAGCAATTCGCGAGCTTCATCGGCATCAATACCTTCGTATTTCTTGGCAAATTGCTTTTCAGCTCGTGCCAATCGTTGCTTTACGATCTCATCAACCTTTGATTGAGGGATCAATTGCTCAGTTTCAGCAGCCTCAACCGCTTCATCTGCTTGGGTTTCCATGATTTCATCGCTCATGTCGCGTTACCTCTCTATTGAGTGTTGGGAAATTGATCTTCTGTTCCAGCCACTTCAAGCTCATCAGCTTCTACCGATTCAAGCTCTCTGACAGCCATTTCCAATCCCTCAAGGATGAATGCGAAATTCATCTCCTCGGAATCGGGCGCTTCATCCATCAGATTCTCAACAATGCGGATTGCATCATCGGTAATCTGACCAGATTCGATAATTTTTTGTGCTTCATCTAATTGCTTGCTCATCTAAAAACAAACCCCTCAAACTCAGTCATTGATGATCCCTCTTTCTCTAACTGATTGATAAACCTGACAAATCTTTTGTCAACCAAATCCTCTTTTCCCATCTTTACCGCTGCAAACGATTCAGCAAACCACTCTTTTGGATTCGCTTTAGCGTATTTAGATGGATAAACCTTGTTGTTTAGTGAAGCCGCCCATTTCTCTAGTATTGGAGATTCCAAATCCGATGACGTTTTAACGCCAAAGCTTTGATGGATGTGATGTGCAAACTCGTGCAATGTTGTGTTTCTGGCGCGATCTGCTGGATCAGTAAAATACTCAAATACGTTGTGAGGCTGTGTATCTGGATTGTCGCCATGCTGCCAAATCGATGCTGTCAGATTCTGATCCCGTTTGACTTCTTCAAGCCCATTTATTTTCTTAGATAGCCTGTTTAATTTGTCGATCTGCGCGTTGTACGCTTTAGCATTTTCGCGGGTTTTGCTGCCCAGATAAGCATCGTAAAGCTCTGCCTTGCCTTCATATAAAACATCGTATTCTTTGTTTAGGCGCTCAAGCTCTGACT